GAAAGTCGCTTCGATAACTTCGCCAAGAATCAGCAGGGCAGTAGTGCCTATGGTATCGCACAGATGTTGAAGGAGAAGTCCTCAGACCCAGCCATACAGATACTCAACGCCTACCGCTACATCCAGCACCGCTATGACACACCGTGCAAAGCGTGGCACCACCACCTACGAAAGAACTGGTACTGATGTTCGACTTATACAACAAGGACAACCCAACTATGGCGTGTATCTGTGGTTGTAAGATGTTCGAGATTACAGTTATGTGGGATGAAGAGACCAGAGAAGTGGGCTGGTATGACTTAAGACAGAGATGCAAAGAGTGTGGCACAGAGAGTACCGCACCAACACCAATAGATGGAGAAGAGTAATGCCAACGTATGAGTATCGATGCAATGAATGTAAGGCACACCAAGAACTACAGCGCAAGGTTGACGAACGAGATGATGACTTGACTTGTGTTTGTGGTAAGAGTATGGTTAGAATTATCAACGCAGTACCTGTCCGCTTCAATGGCGGTGGGTTTTATTCAACAGGAGGATAAGATGAAAGAGTTTATTACTATGGCACACTACCCACAATCAGGATGTCAATGTGAGAATGGTGGATGCACCGCTTGCGAACCAAAGAATGACACCTTGCAGTTTGCTAGTGGCAAGGAGATAGAAGAGTTTTACGATACCTATTCAGAGTCTATGTATGTAGACCCAGCAGAAAGTACACCAGATGAACTGTCTTAAGACGAAATATCCTAACGAGCACGCTGCTAATAATGTAATCAGTAAGGCGTGGTCAGGTCACGCAACGTGGAGAGGTAAGACTTTACCTATCCGTGCATACAAGTGTCACTGCAAGTCTTGGCACTTAACCTCTAAGCCTCTGATGACTCGTGCTGAACTGATTCAGCGGAGTCAAAGTCGTTATCAGAGTATGGCTTGAAGCCACCAATCTTATTGATTAACTTACGGATGCCACGCTTGTGACGCATACGAGCAGCATCCTCTGAACCAAGTTCGAGTTCCTTCGCTATGTCAGGGAAATCCATAGCCTCTGCGTGGCGGAGGAACAATACTTTTCTATCTTCCTTAGTTAGTTTCCAGTATGCGTAATCAATCTCAATCATCATCGCCATCATATTGCCACCCTCATTCGGTGCAGATGGACGACCAGGACGACCTAAGTCTACCTTGTTAATCTGACCCCACTCACTTCTTAAGACAGGAGTTAGCAAGGCTTCAACCATATCTGCTTCGTAGTAGAACAGGTCGCTAGTCTCATAACCACCAGACTTAGCCTTCCAATGCTGACAGTAATCTAATGCTTGGTTACGTAGGCTACGATAGATAAGATTCTTAGCATCCTTAACACCAATGGCTTCCCAAGTATCCAACTTGTTTGGATGTTCGAGGAACCACTGATACAGGGATTGTCGGATATCTTCTAACTCTATGTCAGTAAACTTACGGTGATACTCAGATGCAACAGAGTCCACCACATACTGCCAAGGTTCTATACGCGCCCACTCAAGCGTCACTTTATCTTTACTCCGTTGTCTAGGTGGAGGAAGCCGACTAGTTTCATCTTGTTATTCTTATTAGCAAACTCTGTGGTGCTAGGCAACCACTTCTCATTCCACTCAATAGGCATCATCATATGTAGAGGGAATGCCCATACACCTAGTGGTGTTGAGTTGATATACCAAGGTGTAAAGCCAAGCAAGTGTGCCTCTTCAATGAGGAAGTCATACTTCATCTTCTCAATGAGTAGGTCAGGGTAGTGAGTCTTTCGCGACTTAAGTTCGATAAACATTTTGTATCGGTCAGTCGTGCAATCAAAGCCATCATACTCTTGAGGTGAATGGATGAGGTCAGGTAGGTATGCTTCTCTTAGCCACTCAAATAATTCTTTCTCTCTCATTCTTTTACCTCAATAACATTCTCAAAGTCTTTGGCTATTATACGACCATCATCTACCGCAATGCTTCTACACTCACAATATATAAATCCTAAAGCAGAATCAACAGTAACTCCACAGTTCACACACTGTGCTTTGGTCACTCGTTATCCCACTTACCTCGTAGTACTAGCAGTCCAATGATTGCATAGTTAGCCATATCCTTGAATGAATCCTCAAGTGACTCGTGCTCAGGTGATGCACCGCTATCAACCAAGTTGTTGATGCGTGCTAACTTGTCGTGCATACGTACACGTAGCCCATTGATTGCACCGCCTGGTGCTTGAGAGATGTTCTTTGGACCGTAGTCTCTATGCTTGCTCAGTAGCAAGTCAGTGAGTTCCTTGGTCAGGTTGCTCAAGTCTACTTCGAGGTGGACTTCGCGTGCAACAATGGAACTTTTAGAGTCACGGTTAGGAACGACCCTTGTGTCGAGTACGCTGATACCTTCAAACCTTGATTCGTCAGATGATTTATAATCTGCCATATTTCCTCACGCTCCGCTTCCGTCGTCATTGGTTTCCTCTTCTAATAGTTTGGCTAAGTTCTGGTCAAAGTCTTGCAACGCTGACTTGACTACCATATCCTCAACCAGTTCATCTACTAGTTCGTAACCGTTCTCACTAGCAAATAGTGTAACATAAGTAGACTGCGTGATGAGTTTAATCTGGTCTGGTTCGTCAGCGTGGTTAAACATAAACCTCAGTAGTGAACCTAGTTTAAGTTTGAATCCATTGGGTAGTATGTAATACGGGTCGAACTCTTCTTCTTCCTCAAGGTAGTGGTCGACCAGTTCAAATGAATCCTCAAATGTAATGTGGCAATCGTGGCAATAGTTATGTGGTGGTGGTGTCTCTTCCTCTGCCATCAGATGTCAATGCCAATCTTTTCCAAGATATAGTCCTTGCCGTGGGACACGAACACCGAATTAACATCTTCTCCTTCTCCGAAGGATACGATAGTAACTGGCAGTTCTCTGGCAAGCGAGTTGGCAAACTCTCGTCCTGGTCCATCGCCATCAGCAAAGACAAAGACTCGTTCAAAGTCTGCGAGCAATCGTGTGTAGTGTTTCTTCCAACTGTTCGCACCTGGTACTCCAACACAAGGAAACCCAACACAGCGAGACATAGTAAGGGTATCCAGTTCACCTTCACACACTCCTATCCAATCACCAGCACGTGATACATCTAGTACGTTATACATACGTGTCTCTGCCCCAGTCATACCCATATACTTAGGTTCAACTGCAGGGTTAAGACTTCTAAATCTTAAGTCAACAACACCAGTCTTAGTGATGTAAGGGATTGATAAGCGTCCAGCGTATTGCTCGTGACCTGTATCAGGCTCCGCGACTACGCCTAATCGAGCCGACCGTGCTACCTCCAGGGGTATGCCTCTGCTTGCTAGGTAGTCTTCTGCCAGATGAATACTTTCCGCGTACTTGAGTACTGACTTCCCCAGTAATTCCTTCTGCAAAACGCTTTGCTTCATTAAAGTTTAATCCCTCTTGTTGTGCGACGATTTGAATACTGTTTCCTTGTACTCCACAAGCGAAGCAGATGAAGATGTTCTTGTCCAAGTTTGCTGTTCCGCTTTGGTGTGAGTCACCGTGAAAGGGACACCTAAGATTAACTTGTCCGTGAGTACTGCGTAAGGAAGCCCCGTAGTGTTCAAGGATTCCCTTGATAGATGGCAAGTCGTTGTCAATTTTTATCACCATACCCAGCCTCTCGAAGTAACCATACTAAGTCTTCTGTCCTCATCAATGATACCCAATCTCCGACAGACTTCTCGCCCTGTCCGTTGAGTCTTAAGACTACAACTCCAAGGTCACCCTTGTCTCTGTCTTTTAACTGTGCAATTGCAGCAGCGGGGTTGAACCCTGTGCGTGCTTTTACTTCCCAGTCAATGCCGACAGTACCAGTAATATCGGAACCACTACGACCAGCACCTGTAGACTCGGCATAAGGAAATCCATTCTCTGCGAGGAACATAGCAAGTACCTTCTGACTTCTGTACCCTCTGTGCTTGCGCGATTGTGATGGCACTTAGGATGCGCTCTTGTCCTTGTTGAGAATACGTACTGCCCACTCTAGTCCAGCGTTGAGTCCATCAGTCCACTCATCAGTGACTGGTACCTTGGCTGCTTGAATCTTTTCAACCAGTGCTGCTACTTCAGTCTTAAGACCTAGCAATACTAGCGCACGAACTTCTTGTGTTGTGTCGTCTTCTTCTTCTCTAATCACTTTATCCACCGTTCTCTGGTATGTCGTCCATAAACATATACTCAGGATTAAATGCTAACCACGCCATTAAGTTAGCGTTAGCATCAGCCCTTCCGTATCTGTTCTTAACTGGTGAGATAGCCATTGAGGTTCCCACTACACCTAGTGTACAGATAAGTGCAGGAATTTGCGCGACCTTACCTTGCAATGCAGAGCGTGGTTGCGTAGGGTTTCCTGGCACAGCCTCAGATGTATGGTGCAAGACAATGATTGCTGCGTTAGTGATACGTGCTAGGAACTTTAACTCCTTCATCACCGCACGCATAGATGCGAACTCTTCACCACCATCTGTTGCAATGTCCATCAGGTTATCAATGAAGATAGCCTCAGGTGGACAACCCCATAGTTCCTCGAATGCTTCAACCTCTTCGTTGATATCCATAAGAGTAGGGCTAGATTCAAACGACCACACAATGTGTGATGACTTCTGCAGTACAGCCTTAGTCCAGTCAGTATCTGTTTCCATTAGTCGCTCAACATCTGTCTGATTCTTACCGCTAATCATTGATGCTAAGCGCATAGCCATAGTGTGTGAGTTGGTATCTGCTGAAATGTACAGAGTAGGAACTCTCATACGTAGGGCTAAAGCCAGTGCCAGAGTGGACTTTCCCACACCTGGGACACCAGCAAACATCGACACCTCAGAGCGTCGGCAAATAATCTTATTGGTATTGAAGGTCTTGAATACTGGAGGTAAAGGTTCTCCGCCAATGTCCGAACGACCTACCGAACGGACAAGTGTTCTCATTCTTTTATTCTACCTGATGCAATATCTAATGCAACCTGCGATGGTACAAACCAGTTGTCTGGCATAATCTCAATAGAATATTTAGCAAGCAAACTTGCCATTGTATTTTGTTGTTCCTGTAAATGTATTGCTAAAGTCTTTTCCATTATATCTCCTGTCTTAAGTTGGAAGAGAGGTAGCCACCTTCCCCTGAATAACTACCCCTCTACCAATCCTTATTATAGCATAGGCTCTTGTATTAGCCGTTCGTCGGAGCGCACTGTTCCGCGCCCTGAGGTTGTGGACATACCCACATTGAGTAAGGCTTGCCGTTCTTCTTCGAGATTCCCGATAGGAACTTGCGGTTGCCGTGAACGCAGGTCGGTGACGATAGACCCGTAGCGGATGGAGCCGCTTGCGGGGCGGGTGCGGAGGTAGCCCAAGGCGGATTGTCTACTGTTGAAGTAGTGGTCGCCAAAGGGGATACGTTGTATGCACCCGCAATCATCTTCTGTGTTGCTGCAATCTGTGTTGAGTAATCAGAGATTCCCTCTAGCAATACGCTGAGTTCATCTGAAGTGTTAGCGCGGATATTGATTAGGTCACCGACAGGTGTCTTAATTGATACCTGTAACTTCCAGTTTTCTTCTGACATTATTTATTTTCCTTCTTCGTAAATTGGCAGTGTTCTGTGAGTCCACAGAAACTACACGATTGTAGGTTCGGTAGAAATATACCAGCCTTTCGTGCTTTGTCAAAGCCATCAACAAAATACTCCAGCGTGTCTTTGGTATATCTACTTAGGTCAATCATCTCTCCTGTCCCCGACTCACGAGACATCCAGTAGTTTCCTAGATTGACTTCCACTCCTAACATCATCTCGACTCCTACTTTGTAGAAGCCTAGTTGAAGGTCAGACTGTGGACGTGCGCGAGAAGTCTTCAAGTCGACGATAACAAGTTTACCGTTGACCTCGAAGATTCTGTCAATGAACATCTTCACTGGTACACCAGCAATGATGGGGTTGAGTTCCAACTCGATAGCCTTTGCACCCTGTGGGGTAGTCCAGATTTTCCAGTCAGGATTATTCTTGCGCCAAATGATGTAGTCATCTACCCACTTGGAACCTTGTTCGTACCACCAAGTACCATCTTCCTTATTAGGGTTAGCCTTGGTTGCTCTTCCTGCTACTCGTGCCTTAGAGAAGTCAAGTCCGTCAATCTCCTTGAGCCAAGCATCGTGCCAGTATGTATTAACAGTCGTTGACATTGTATATTCCACTTCTTCCTTCAAGAGTAAAAGTTACTCCAGTAGGTCCTGGCATTTCAGATGCAATCTTCTTGCGCCAAAATCCTGGTGCTTGTTGAAGGTATCCTTCTTTGGCTAGGAACTCTTGCTGCAATGCAAAGCGTCCACGATAGTCAATAACCTGTGCACGTAAACGTTCCAACTCAGCCATATGTTCTTTATTCTGAGCCTTAAGTGATTCAACTTCACGCTTGAGTATGGAGTTTGTATAAGTCAAAGATGATAATTCTTGAACCTTAGCCTGAGACTCTACCCAAGCGCCAAGTGTCTCATCAAGTTGAGCCTTCAATGTTTCAGTTGTCTCTTCTTGTTTACCCGTCTTTGGATTAGTTCTAAAGAGTATACCTTGGGCGGTAGAAAGAAAACCAACTTTAGATGGTAAGTCTTTAGGCTCAAAATGTAATGTCTCAATAGCACTACGCAGTTGAGTCATATCTGTCAATGGTATCCAGTCTTCTTGCCAGATTCCATCGCAAGAACAACCGCTTCCATAGCGGAAGTAGTACTTATTTTCGTACTCACCTAGTTGAGCAGATGACCATTCGTAATATCCGCCAGACCAGTCGTACTCTTCGATTACTTTGATGTCGTCATCATCCATTGCAACTCCTGTTCAATGCTCCGCTAATAATTCTTTCAAGAACGCCAACTTGTGCCTCAAGTTTACTGCATTGCTTGTCAGAATTCTCGTACTTATCTTTCCAGAATTTAACTTGACCTTCCAAGTCCTCAGGTTCTGGTTGACCATACATAGTGCTCGCACGAAGTGCATCGTTTACAATTGTGGTGTAGCCATACTTTATTGGATTGACAGTAATGAACTCTGCCTTTGGTGCTGATGACTTGGCGGTCGTTTTGCCTTTTCTGGTTACTTTAGATTTCTTGTTTTTCAAAACAGAATTAACTTGCGCTGCCATTAGTTCTCACACTCCAAGTCATAAGTCTCTGCTGCTAAGTGGAAAGCCCGTCCTCCTGCTGACCAGACTGATGGTTCTTCTGGGACCTTGAGTAATCTGCCAAGGTAATACTGATACCCACAAGTGAGAAAAGTAGTGAAAGCACTATAACTAATGTGCTCTGGTAGTTCATATGAATCTAGTTTAATCATCCAAGTCTTCTGCTTCTTCAGCAAAGTGAATCAGATAGTTAACTTCTTCTTTTAGTTGTCTTACTTCTGCTTCTAAGTTAGCAAACTGAACAAACAAATCAAAGAACAAGTCTGAGATGTCAGCGTGCTCTTCTTCGTGGTAATTGTTCTTCTTAAATGGATTACGCATTTGTAACTCCCGTCTAGTAGTTGAGCAGATAGTACTCCCAAACGGCGACAGGAGAGCAGCCAAGAATGGGAGAACTATCTACTCCTATAGTATTTCATACTCTGGTCTTTTCTGCAACCTCGACACTCTCGGCTTATCCTACCGTCTTTCTTTTTCCTGTCGACGTATCCCCACGTGGCTAGGCTATGACCATTCTTGCAACTGCCGTTGCTCCAGTCACGTGCCTGTGTAATTGTATTGTCGCCAGTATGGTGACGCGTTGTATTAATGTTAGCAGGTACTGGGTCTAGGTGATATGGGTTGACGCACCACTTGTTGCGACATAGATGGTCAAGGGTTAGACCCTCTGGAATCTCAGCAATAAAGTATTCATATGCCCAGCGATGTGCTCTCCATCTATAACCATCAGGTCGACGAAGATTAAACCTTGCATAACCTTTGACAGTTAATGTGCCAGTCCACTTCCAACAATCATCTTGTTGAATAATTCTTTCAAAGAAATAATTTATTTCTTTTGTATTCATTGGGTTCCTCCAATAACTCGGAACCCTGATTTTAGGAATACGACCCCTTACCCCAATTCAGAGGTTGTCCCCCTGAAATGTGGTTGAGGAATCAATTCCGAATCAACAACTCGTTGACCCGTCATTTGAGGTTTCCGACCCACTCTTTCGAGTAGGAAAACTGTACCACAGAGGGGAACCAGGCTGCAAGACACGCCGATAGAATGACAAAAAGACCCCCACTCCTAGGTAGTTACCTAGAAATGAGGGTCTAATGGTCTTAAAACGCCCTTGTAGGGCTTATAAGGACTACTTCTTGGTTAGTCCAAAGTCTGCGTCGTTCTTGTCAGCCCACTTAATTGCTGGTGCTGTCAAGGCTGCGATGATTGCTGCGTACTGTGGTGCTAGGTCAGTGACCAGTTGTACTCCAGTAAAGACAGCCACTGCTGCTACTGCTGTAGCCCAGGACTTGATTGCCTTAACTCGCTTAGGGGTTAGGAACTCTTTCATTTGTTCTCCTTCTTTGGTAGAGGCTTAACCTTTGCCTTTACCTTGTCGATTGTCTTTGGCTTACCCAGCCAAGGGAACCAGTTGGATGTGTCGTATCCAGCAGTCTCCTTGATTGAGATATGAACGTGCTTCATATGCTTGTTGCTACCTGTGTACTCACGGTTGCCCTTCTCAGGACTCCAGATACGACCCTTGAATATCAGGTACTTGACTCGCTTGTCCTTCTGTAGTTCAAAGAAGACATCATCCCCACTGATACCAAACACTGGGTCGTGGGTTAGGTCAACTGCAAAGCCTGTGTTGTGGTCAGAGTTAGGACTCTGCTTTAGGTGAGCAGCAGACGGGAGAAGCCCATCCGATGCTTTCGCGCGCTTGGGCTTCAAGGCTGTCGCTTGTCGCAATACCGCTTTGGCTGCAGGTGCAGCCGTCTTTGCAAGTTTCATCTATGCTCATTTCTTTACTAACTCGACAACTAAATCTTTAATGATTGCTACTTCGTGCTTGAGTCCAGTAAGTTCGTCTCGCATACTCGACCCCGAATTGGGCTTTAGTTCTGCCAGATAGTGTTTAACTAGCCACCTAACCGATATCATAAACATTGAAACAATTGTCAGGATAGATACGGTTAGTGCTGCCCAATCTTGTGGGGTCATAACATTGCGCTCCTAAGAGTTATGTGGTCGGATATTAGACGGTACGGATAGTGATTTCTAAAACTCCACCAAAGCCATCGAATCGCTTATCTGGTGGTGTCATACGTGTGAAGGTTACTTGCTCGATGATTGCCTGACGAGATTCACCAGTTGATAAATCCTGCCAGATGACAACATCGCCACCTTCTTCTATATCTTCAAGTGTTTGAATACGTGTGAAGGCTCTGCCTTCGTAACCAATTACAGTGTTGTACTTATCTGTTTCAACATCAAAGCAGTAGACAGGGAATCGCACAACACGTTGACGTGGAGTAGCAATCGTTGCCTTTGCTTGGTAACCCTTAAAGGTTGGACCCTTGGTGTTGTCTGTAGCATCACGGTACATAATGAACTTGTAGGCTACATACTCCTGAGCCGTTGCTGGCTGTGATGTAGTCACCTCTACTGGAGAGATGTTAGAATCGTATGAGATGTGGTCATACTCAACACCGTCTTTGTCCACAGTCTCAAGTGTCATTGAACCGTAGGTAAAGTCACCACGACCTAGTAGACGCTTGAAGTTCTTAGGCTCAAGGGTTCCGTATCGGATGTTACCTGTTGTAATAAACCCTGAGGTGCGTAGTGTTGACGCATCTTCGATGTAGATACCACCATCAACACTTGATGCCTTAGCAGTACAGAATGTCAATCTGTTAGTTCCATTGGCAAATGCACAGCCAGTTGTTACGTGACCTGTAACTCCGTCCTTGTAAAGGTCGTTAGCCCAAGCAAAGCGTAGTGTCTCAAGTTCATTACTTAAGTCGATACGAATTACTCCAGCCTCACCGTCTACTCCAGTAGCGCACCATACGTAGTGGTCGCGTACTGCAAAGTCATAGCAAGGCTGTGATGTTTCTACAATCAGTGGACCGTAGTTGATTGAACCATCTTGGTCAGAGATAACCGCAGCGCGGACACCCTTATTAGTGCCAATCATTAGATAGCCAAGGTAGTAGTAAATCTTGTGGACAATCTCGCCCACTGGTAACTCTGCTGCTACTACTGCAGATGTAAGAGTTGGCATAACTCCAGCAGTAGAGAGTGTGAACTTCTGAATGGTTGACTGAATGCCGTTGTATCCAGCGATGTAGATAGCAGGACCTGATGCGGTCACTGATGTGTATACGTGAGTTGATGTTGGATGTGTGTACACAGCCGTTGGCATAGCAGATGCTGAGGTAGAGAACTCATAGACTTTGTTGTTAGCACAAAGGACAATACGGTCCTTAACATACTCCATAGCAGCGTTGCTAATAGTTCCAATTTCATCAAACATAAATGTATTAGCAGTAGCAGAGGTGGCAGTCAAAGCCTTTTTGTATACAGTCTTCTTTGTTGCAGTATTGGTAATCCAATATGCAAAGGTTCCATCATCACAGATGGCATAGACTGGTGAGTCAGTGCCTGAGATGTAGTCAATAAAGTGTGTCACCGTTCCATCTATTGCAATCTTGTCAACGTCAAACTCGTCGTGCATAAGCACGCCCTCTGTTGAGTTCCATTTGATAGAACGTAGATGCTGTTGTACATTGCCATTAGATGCAATAGTTCCAGTTATTGGATGGTCAACTGTTGTGCAGTTCTTAAGTAAAGTTACTTCGCCCTTATCCCAGACGTTGACTCCCTTAGACTGAGCAAAGCGATACTTGCCATTCTCGTCAGTTGTTGCTGGGTCAAAGAACTTAATACCTGAACCAGAATGGAATGACATCTGACTTCTAATCCACCAACCAGTCAGTGACTGCTCACCTGGTTCTGCCCCGTT